ATTCTAATCCAATATTATAATGCACATCGTACATATTAAAGCAAGCAAAAAACAATTAGCAAAACTAAGAAATGGTCATAAGGTAAGAGTATCACCAGCAATTCAAGGTGAAGGAGTGAATTTAATCATTGACCCGGCAAGATTTAACACCGTCTCAAAAACTTTCAACAAAGGAAAAGGAACCACTATTCAACTAACTCAAGCAGAACTCACAGCAAACCAAGAACAAGCGCCACAGATGCAAGGGAGCGGAATATTCGGTAAGAAGTTCGATGATTTCGTCAGAGACAAGCTCGGAACAAAGGCGAAAGATGTCATATATAATGCTGCTGACAAATTGAAACCGGCAGTTAAAATGGGAATCGACAGATTAGCCGAAAGAGCACCGGAAGCAACCGCCGCCGCCTTAGCAAGTTTAGCAACTACATCAGGTAATCCACAGTTCGCACCAATGGCAGCCACTGTTGGTTATCAATTAGGCAAAAAAATAGCTAGTCAATCAGATGTCGCAAAAGACTATTTTGATAGCCCTGGCAAATATCAGAAAGCGGCTAAAAAGTTTGTTTCAAATGCTGGTGGACCTCGTGATGCAATCGCACCGGCAACTTTACAAGGTCAAGCAAAACAAAATGAACTTTTTAACTCCTTAAATAAAGAACTTGGAACACAATATGGAAATCTCGCCAGAGCTACATTAAACAACGCAATCGCACACATGGAACGAAGCGGAGTAGCCGCAAAGCAAAAACAAGATGAAGAGGACATACAATACAAAGGACAAGGACTTTATCTTAGCAACAGCAGCGGCCGCGGTTTACATCATCGCAAAAGAGAAAAAGCTTCAATTGGCTGTGGGGCTTCAATGGTTGCATCTCAATCACATCTACCGCCGGCACTTATCAGTCAACCATTTTCAGCGAACTTTCAATTTCAGCACACATTGCCACCGGCTTTTGCTCGCTATTCCAAAGGCGGAGGGCTAACTTTATAAACATTTCAAATTAAATTAATTTTAGAATTATATTATAAAATTAATTTTGTTATCATACTATATATCATGCTAACCGATTCACAAATAACAGAGCTATCAAAAAAAATGAGCATCCCTTTAGAACTAGTATGTTTTAAAGATGAACTACCGCGAAAACTAGTTTACAACAAGTCTTATGTCATTAATTTAGATGATGCTTTTGATGAGAAGGGAAACCAAAACGAGGGGACACACTGGACGGCCTTACAAATAAATAAATATCCAGATGGAAAAGTAGAGCCGATTTTCTTTGACCCGTATGGCCAACCTCCGTCAGAAAACATTAAGAAGTTTGTTCTTGATAATACCGGTAAAAAATTACCATACAATACAAAGGACATACAATCACTAATGAATAATGCTTGCGGGTTCTTCTGTTTGGCCTTCTTACATTTCATCAATGCATGGGACCATCGAACGAAAGATTTATATGATGATGTCGCCTGTTTCTTAGAATATTTTGATGACCTAAACAAGAGCATCGACTTCAAAAAGAACGAATACATTTTAAAACATTTCTTTCAACCATCTGACCCAAAACTTAGAAAACAGATTGAAGTCATAACCGATATAAAGAGCATCACAGAACAAGATACAGGAAATGGCCCTGATATTCTAAAAATCCCTGTTGATGTAAATCTAATGTCCAAATGATTGTATAAGCGCATTAATGCTTACTTTTTTATTGTTGAATATTTTATTGAGACGCTGATTAAGTTTTACTGATGACAGTTTATTCTTGTTGGTGTCAAATAATAAATTTTCTGTTGGATTGATTGCTATCCATTTTTTAAGAATACTTTGTAGTGGTTTAGGAACTTCTACAATTTCTTTTTCTGTTGAATTGAAGACCAGTTTGTCTTTGTCGATATGATTATCTTTGGCCTCGTCAACGTTTTTTATTTTGAACTCAACATAGTCTTTTGACTTTCGCGGCTTTATGTGTATTCCTCCTAACAATGAAACAATTACAAATGATTGAATAAGCTGGTAGTCTGCAGTGCTTAAAGTTTTCTTTTTGTATGCAAGTTCCGCATCATTTTTTAAATTGTCATATACTTCTCTGATGTAGCTTTGAAATGATGTTTCTTCTGCTTGCTCTGTTTGTGGTTCTGTTTGTGGTTGAGAAAGTAAAAGATTAATGTCGCATGGTACCGCTACCGGTTCATGTCCTTCAGTTGGCTCTGCAGTTCTGATGTCTTTGAATTTCTTTTTGTCATTTGTGATTACCATCAATGCACTTATTATGGTCTTTCTTTTCTTTGGGTCAATCGATTTAATCGCATCTAATATTTTGTCCGTTTCGTTGAACTTATTGATATCAATTTCATCGGTATTGAATACTGTTCTGTGTAAGTTTTTCAAAATGGACGCATACGTAGTAAGAGAATTATCACTCAATGTTGGTCTTTTTAATTTTAACTGTTCTTTTAAGGTTTCCATATTATAATATTAGATTAGAAATTAAATTTAATACTATAATTAAAATTCTATATTATTTATTTTTTCTTTTTCATGGCTCGAACTAGGGCCATTTTGTCCTTTGCTTCCTGAGAACCTTTTATCAGTCTTCGTCCACTGCCTTTTATTTCTTTGATTGCGCGGTCCTGTGCGGCGTCTGCTGTTGGTTGTAAATATCGACCTGCATCTCTCATTACATCTTCAAACCCTTTTCCCTTTGTGTATGCATTATGCTCCAAACCTTCAATCACTTTGTTTTTGTGTAATATGATATCCAGTAATTGTTTTTTGCTAAACCTTGCGCCGCTCCCCCTTATTTCTTTGATGGCTCTGTCCTGTGCTGCGTCTGCAACGGGCTGAAGGTATTTCCCCGCGTCTCTGAATAAGTTTTCCATTCCGTTTCCCTTAATTTCTTTGATTGCTCTATCCTGTGCTGCGTCTGCTACGGGTTGAATATATTTTCCTGTGTCCCTCAGAAGTCTTTCAAAATCTATGGCTCCTCCTTTTGATGATATCTTTTTAGGCATTATATTATTGATTAAGATATTATTTTTAGATGGTTTTTTATTTTTAATAATTCTTCCGCCCTGTGCTATAACGTCAATTTTTTCACCAAGTCCCGTAACTGTATCAGCAAACTTTTTAAACTTTTCGTCTTTGAAAATCATGCTTGTATCTTGCTTTATGAATGCATTTAACTCTGGATTGTCCATTTGATTGGCTTTTAAAACACTTAATATAAAATCTTGACAGTTGTTAGACGATGAACTATAAGGAATGAATTTATCACCCATTTTATTTTTGGTGTTTTCAATCAGTTTATTCACTGTTAATCCGTTTGGAACAGAAAAAACAGGAATAGATTGTGCTCCTGTTATTGTTCGGTTGATGTCCATGTTAATCGCGGCATTCTTTTCGAGCAGTACTTGTTGTCCTTTGTTTGTTTTGAAAATAATTGACAGATGAAAAATATTATCATATGGATAGCTTGAAACAGTTCTAATGACTGATTGTATGAAGCTCTGAACAGGTTTTCGATATACTACTGCAGATACGATTACATCGTCACCAACTTTTTCAAGTATTTTTTTAACTTTTGGTGCTAAATCAGACCTACCATAAATGAGTTTTGTGCCTATGTCTTTTAGCTTTTTGAATTCGTCCATGATGCCTTCTCCTTCGCTCTTCGATGTTTTATTCTTAACCATTATATAATTAATGATTAGAAATAAAAATAAAATATTATGCATTATTATTTTCTGGGTCTCTAAAAGGTGTTTCCCTCACTTGTCTCATATCTTCTTGTAATTCAATATCAACTGCTCTGTGTATTTCAATAGCTCCACAACATAAGCTCACTTTATCACATTTTGATTTGTAAGCGATAGCAAAGAGAGCTAAAATAAATCCACCTGCAAAACCATAAAATGATGTCCAAAATGTTTCACTTAACTCCATATACAATTAACTAGATTATAATTTAAGCAGGAGGGCAGACAAGAGGCACAGGGTTAGGAGCCGCAATTTGTTGAACCCCATTCACAGTCCAAGAGGATATAGTGAACGCATTTGCTGAAGTTTGGAAGAACTGAAGAGCGTTGTACCGCTCTGGAGTAAGGTTCTGCACTGAAAAGGAGTAAGCTCCATTAGCGTTTATAAATACCTTTCTGACAGAGTAAGACACATTAGGTTGGAAACCATTTGTAGGATAAGAAAGGATTTCGAAATTGGATGAGCCAGTTGCGCCAGAAAACCCCGACACAGTAAAAGATATTGTGAAGTAATCCCATTGGATATAGGGTTCTTGCACAAAAATATTCTGCCCACCACCGATGTTAATTCTTGATATAGTTCTTAATGGAAAGGTTGGTTGAGCTAAAAGTGATATACGGTATGGAATACCATTGACAATAACCGAAAGATATTGGTCAGTTGAACCACCCGCTGAAGTAGTAATCACAGCATTACGAGGATATACAACAACATCATCACCCGCAGAAAATGCAAAATTTTGCTCAGCTGTCATTCTAATAGACTTTGAAGATGTAAGGAGAGCGTTCTGTCCGTTCGCGTCCGTAGGAGAGGCAAGTGAGTAATTCAAGGTCGCATCTCCGCCACCGATAGATGCGGGGGTGATTGTAGTTGATACAGTAGAGTTAGCAAGAACTAAATTATCTTTTGTCATTTCAACGTAGTCAGCATCTTTTCCAACGGCTATGCTTGAATGAGTAATAGTAGCTATAGAAGTATTAGGAACATCCATTAAAATGAGAGACCCGTCCGTCAATGAAGTGGTCGCCGATGCGTCAACCATTTGAAGACTACCCATAGACAAAGTTGTCGTAATCGCTCCACTCTCCAACGACAGAGAGGAAGCAGACAAAGTTGAAGAATCAGTAGCATTTGACATTAAAAGAGAATCACCATTCATTGTCGCAGTTCCAGTATTCACCGTTATGACTGCCCCCGTAGCACTATATACCGCATTAGCTGATGTAGTAGAAAACGTATGGTCAACAGAATTCAATGTAGACCCAGTTGTTCCAGACGAATAAACAAGTTCATTCACCGACATTAAAACATTATCAGTAGGGTCAGCAACCAAATTAATAGCAAGAGAAGCAGGAGTTAGAACAGCATTATAAATCGCATCCGCGATAGAGTGTTGGGAGGAACTCACGGTGCTAGCCTCACTATTATTCCCAGTAATGGAAAGAGATGAACTAGTTAATGTAGTTTGAAGAGTATCATTAACAACAGAGAGACCATAAAGAGCTAAACTAGAAGAAATAACTGGGGATGTTTCAGTAGTAAATGCAATCGCTTCTGCTGAATGAGATGAACCTAAAGGAGAACTAATAAAACTAATAGACGCAGTTCCAGCATCTGCAGTAGATGCAGAATTACCTGAATTTAGGACAGATTGAAGTGTTGGAGCAGGAGCAGGATTCACAACTAAATCTACAATATCCGCCCAAGTGGCGGACTCTGAGTTCGCCGTAAGGGTTGATGCTGTCATTGTGAAATTATCCGTCCCATTCACAGCAGTTATCTGTCCAGCAGATAATGAGACATCAAGCCCATCAAAGAGAGACGGAACATTAGGGTCAGCAAAAATTGGAAAGAGTTTTTGAGCCATTTGATATATAAGTTATAAAAGAAAATTATTTTAACTAGAATGTTTTTTTTGGTAGACTATTTTATTCGCTTAAAAGTTGAAGTTTATAATATTGGCCATTAATTTTTATTTTTAAGTAGTTAGCAGTAAAACCTCCAGCTGTGGTTTCTATAATGTTATCTCCATTTAATATCAAATCATTACCAATATCTAATGTTAAATCATTTGTAGTTGTGAGACCAGCTTTATTTATGTTAATACTGTTAACTAATCCATCATCTTGTAGCGTTATAGAAGCAGTCTCACCAGTCGCTACATTACCATTTGCTAAAACAGCATTAAGTGTACCAACAGAACCACTACCGGCAATAATATCAGCCCAAGTCATAGATTGATTCCCAGTAAATAGTGTAGTTGGAGTAAAAGAAGTTGTGATAGGTGTTGCAGTTCCATCTGTGATATTGATTTTATTATTGACTTGTAAAGTAGTATCGTTTGGTGAAGGTTCTACTGCCTTTAATGCTTGAACTTTGTTCTTAACGTCCGACCATAGAACCTCGTCTCCGTTGTATGTGAAGCCATCACCATTTAAGCCGAATGTATTATTGAAGTTTTTACTTATTATCCCATCTTCTCCAATTCTCACTGTATTTGCAGTAGGGTCATCATATTTTCCATAATGTGTTGTTCCATTTGCTAAAAAAACTGACATAATATAATATTGCTGCAGATATTTATTTTTAAACAATAATAATAATACCATAGAAAAAAATTATGTAAAAAACTCTAACAAAATGCCACCATATTGTCTGTTAATTAAATATGCATTATTATTCACAAAATTGGTCGAAGCACCATCACACCACGAAGAAATAGTGTTTCCATCCAATCTTATATCTGCATTTGGTGTTTGCCCGCCTCTGACGCTTATATTTGCGGTCGAATAAATAAAAGGGGCGGTTGTTTTTCCTGCTGAGCCGTTAGAAACTTGTAAAGAAAAATTATTATTACCAGATGCACAAATTATTATCCCTTGCACGCCTGCGGCTCCTTGCGCTCCAATAGCTGCGTTACCTCCGCCACCGCCACCGGAACAATTGCAAATCGTCCCTGCATTTTGCCCAGTAACTGATGTACCATATAGCGCGATTGCCTGTGGAGTCCATTGTAGCGCCCCTTTCCAGCCGTCGGTACTTTGTGCGCCACCTAGAAATATATATTGAAGTTGCGGAAATCCTACGAATGCATCATCTGAAATAAAAATACTTGCGGAACAATAAGAACCAGAACCACCAGACCCGCCCGGATACATGAGGCCGGTAGATGGGTCTAGAGCATTACTGCCAAAAGCTCCACCACCTCCAACTATCGTAAAGGTTGCGTACCTTGTTCCCACAGGGATGTCAATCACATGCGCAACACTGTCTAAAGGATTTGCGATATAAGTAGCCGGTTGTACGTACTGGCCGATGACTGAACCACCGCCAGAGGTAATTGCAGTTTGGACCCACGCTGTCGTTGGTATTTTAGATGAACTATCAGCCGATGAAATAGTTGAATAATCTGATATGCATGTTGGTATATTGTCCGCTGAGCCAGCTGTTCCGAAAGTTGCAGTCGATGAACATGTCAAAGCCCCTGTTATTGTGGTTGTTTGTAATGTTTCCGGTCCTTGAGCTCTTGGAAACTCGAGAAAATATTTTCTGGCTTCATCAAAGGTTAATGAGGCGTTACGATTTCTAAATACTGAGCTATCAAAAATAGGCAGTGTTTCACTTGGTGGCCTGTATTCCATTTATAATTGTATATTATTAGAAAAGATTTTAATTTATGCAAACAATTTGTTAAATTAAAATCTAGCGTTAATTTATATAGTATGCCGAAGAAGAAAGAACCGCCGATTGAAACAGGTAAAATAATAAATTTATATGAACATATGCCCAAAGAGTTTTTAGATAATGCTGAAAACCCGAACTTTCATCTACATAAGCTCAAGTTGCCGTTCAGGATGTGTATCGTGGCTCCGTCAGGAAGTGGGAAAACTAACTTTTTGATAAACCTATTGAAGCTGTTTTGCTCTGGTAATAAAGGAACATTTCAATCAATCAACATCATAACAAGAAACAAAGATGAACCTTTATATCGTTGGATATCGTCAGTTTGTGACCAAATAATAATCACAGAGGGTTTATCAACTACTCCAGCTCTTGATAAATTTGAAAAAGATAAAAATCATTTGGTGGTGTTCGATGATTTAGTTCTGAGCAAAACCCTCGATATCGTAGAAAATTATTACATCAGAGCGAGAAAATTAAACTGCTCAGTTATTTTCATTAGTCAATCATATTTTAGAATTCCGAAGATGATTCGAAATAATTGTTCTTATATGGTTCTGCTGAAATTGAGCGGACAGAGGGAAGTTAATGTTATCCTCTCAGAGTTTGGCCTTGGTGTTTCGAAAGAGCAGCTGACGGAAATTTACAAATATGCGACATCTGAAAAGTTCAGTCCGTTGTTGATTGATTTGGAAGCTGAACCAGATGCGAGATTTAGAAGAGGACTTTTAGAAATCATTCATATCAATCAATATGTATGATAGCAAAACAAAATTATTTAATATCTAAGCCATTATAATATATGATTAACAATCAAGTGCTGTATGATAAAGTAAAAGTATATGCCGGCCAAGTTTATAAAAAGCCAAGTGCATATAAGAGCGGCTTCATCGTAAAAACTTATAAGAAATTAGGCGGAACTTATTCAGATGACAAAAAAGAAAAACCACTGGCCCGATGGTTCGATGAAGGCTGGCAGGACATAGGCCATCAATCATACCCAGTATACAGACCAACCATAAAAATAAACAAGAAAACGCCACTACTTGAAAAAGAAATCGACCCCAAGCAATTGAAGCAGCAGATAAAGCTCAAACAAATCATCAAAGGCGAAAAGAACTTACCAAAATTTAAACAAAAATAAAATCTCATTTAAATATATACATGGAGACCATAAGACTGAATCTTGAGGTGGAAGACCTTCAATTTTTAATCGACGATTTGAAAGACCAAATACAAGAGCTAAGAGATGAAAAGAATAAGATTGAGGAAAAATATCACAGGCTTGTTGACAAAATTGTTGAAGCAAAAACGAGAAAGAAAGCAGCGGAACTAGTAAGCCAGATGACGAGAGAACAAGAAGAAATCATTGGAGTATTTAGAATGCAGCACTAAATTGTATCATTGGCGTTTTGAAGTTGCTCTTCAAAAATCTATAATAGAATTATTGCCCTTTGTCCTTAATTTAGATAATAAAAATAATCTTCTATTATTATTATATAAATGAAATTTGAAAGCTTAACGCCATCAACAAGACAAACAAAGCGATTTAAAATTGTTTTTTTAGAACCTAAAAAAATAATCCATTTCGGACAACGAGGAGGCAATACTTATATCGACCACCAAGACGACCGAAAAAGGGAAAACTATTT